GAGTTAGACCGCAGCCAATGGCGGTCATTTTTAGAACTTCTTGGAAAGGATATTCGTAAAGTTCGATTAAGATCATTTTTCCCAAAAGGTCATCCATTAAAAGAAAGAGATCGTGGTAAAAAATCTAATGCAAATGGAGATTGGATTAAACATTGCCAAGAAGAAGGTAGAGGTGTCTATCTTGTAATTAATGATGGAGAAGATACAGACTCTTCAATAACAGGTTGCCGAGCTTTTTTCTATGAGCATGATGATAGACCTAAAGAAGAGCAGCTTTTTATTTGGAGAGAGTTAGGCTTGCCAGAGCCTAGTATGCAGATAGACACTGGCAATAAATCTATTCATAATTATTGGATATTAAAGAAAGCAATAGAACCAGAGACTTGGAAACCTATACAGGAAAGGTTATTAGATTACGCAGATGCAGATAGAGCTTTAAAAAATCCATCAAGAGTAATGCGTCTGCCGGGAACTTTTCATATGAGAGATGATGGTACTCATGGAGGTATGACTAAAATTATTCATACATCAGATAAAAAATATAGTGTTAAAGATATAGAAAAATGTTTGCCTACAAAAAGACAACATGAGAAAAATAAAGAGTCTGTAGAGTTTAAAGAATATCGTAAAGAAGATTTTGCAACAGTACAAAAAGCACTCGCGCACATACCACCTAGAACACCCGGCTCAAACACATATCATATGTACCGAAACATTTTATGGGGTCTTATAAAAGCTTGTGAAGATGCAGGTAAAAGTTCTGCTGATGCAATATCTCTTATGAAAGAACACTCACCAGCATGGGGAGGACTCGATCAAGTTGCACAGTCTGGAGGACAAAAAATAGAAGCTAATAGTTTTTGGTACTGGGCGATGCAACATGGTTATAAGCCATCAAAAGTAATGAAGGTTATAAACCCAAAGAATCCAGATAATCCTACATTAGTTCACTCTGATAAATTACAAAAAATAGAAGCTAATGAATTATTGAACTTACTTAAGACTCGTAGGGAAAACGGCGAACACGCATTTAGATACAACATATTTACACAACAAATAGAATTAAATGGAGTGCCTTGTCAGGGATCAACTTCTATTGATAGATATTACTTAGAACTTGCTAGGCAGGGTTACAAATGTAATAAAGATACTGCTTTTGATTGCGTAGTGCAGATTGCTAGAGAATATGAATACAATCCTGTAACTGACTATTTAGATAAAGTTTATAAGACAGAATCGCCAGCTTACATTGACAGACTCGCAAGTACTTACTTAAGACCCGAAGATGGACATTTATCAGAGCCAACTATCTATGACGATATGTTGAAGAAGACATTGATCGCAGCAGTAGCTAGAGCATATAAACCAGAAGGGCATAAATTTGATAATGCTTGCGTTTTGTTGGGAGAACAAGGAGCTAGAAAATCTACATTCTGGTCAGTTTTGGGAGGAGAGTTTTTTAGTGATGGCCTAAGAGACATCAATGGAAAAGACTCGCTTATGATTTTGCACCGGAGTTGGCTGTGCGAAATGGCCGAATTGGAAGCCGTAACATCTAAAAAAATGGCAGGGGAAATAAAATCTTTTTTATCTCAAGAGAAAGATGTTTTTAGAGTTCCTTATGGCAAAGTTACTGAGGAGTTTCCTAGAAGAGGGATTATTGTTGGCTCTACAAATAGACATGATGGATTTCTTGTTGATGAAACTGGCAACCGCCGGTTTTGGATAATCAAGTTAGGAGAAAACATAGGAATAGAAAATCCAATATATATAGAAGGATTGCAAAAAGAGAGAAACCAGATATGGGCAGGGGCAGTTTTGGCTTATAAAAATGGCGAAACTACATACTTAACTAAAGAAAATGAAGTTAAAGTAAATGAGGAAAATTTAGATTATTTAATCGAATCGCCTTGGAAAGCTGTTATCGAATCTTTCTGCGAAACACCACAAAACTTTCACAGGGAACTTACAACAGAACTTGTACTTTCTGAAGCTATTGAAAAGCCAATTGAAAGACAAACAAGATACGATCAGATGCAAGTTGCAACGATTTTAAAGAATTTAGGCTACGAAAAAAAGCGTAGAGGAAGTAGGGGTTGTCGCAAATGGGTCTACATTCGAGACTCGGAACGTGTCTTGACCTCTGCATGAGGTTAGTACACGCTATGGACACCGCAAACAATGTCA